TCATTGGATTTACTCTTCGGTTTCTTCGGTGTCTTCAACTTCTACATTATTATCAGGTTCATTTCCGTCAAAATCAGGATTAAAGAAATGTTTTGCAATTGTTGCTTTTCTAGTAAGAAGTTCTTCTGAACTTTTTCCGTAAAGGGCATCATAAATTTTTTCATTTGCGTTTACATTATCTCTATCAAGAATTGCGTCAACAATTTCTCTCGCTATAGATGGCATAATATACTCCAGTTATACAATAATTATTTATTAAATATTTCCTTTAGAATAATCTGATGAGGAAATCGCGCTCGCGAAGGCAGTATCTAAGTCACCACCACCAGCACCATCTGCAGGAGGTTGACCATCAGCTGGCGCTGCGGCCATTGCATTTGGATCCATCATTGCATTTGGATCTGCAATGATACCCAACTCAATTTCTTTTTTAATTTGTAGATCAATATCTTCACATTCTTCATCTGTAAATTGAAGAACTTGCTTTCTCACATATTCTGCGGAGAAGTACTTACCAACATAAGGTTCTACTAGATTTACCGAATTTAGACGTTCTGTAAGTAATTCATTATTCTTAAGTTCAGTGAAATGATTGTCAAAAATATAATCAAATTGAATATTTTCTTTCATTTCATTCCAGTCTTCAGGAGTGAAAATACCTTTTAGAATTAGTTGTGTACGTAATACATCTAAGAAAAGATCACTAAATTTTTTGCGAAGACGACCGACAAATTTAGCAAATTTAAGTTCATCTCTGGTGATCTCGTTGGATCTACCAATGGTAAATGAACTCTCTTGTTCTAATCTTGAAAGTGGAATGTTGAGGGACTTGTAGAGTTTCTTCTGGAAATACTTAACGTCTTCAAGTTCTCCAAGGTTTTGACCACCAGGAAGTGTAGTAATCTCAGTTCCTCTGCCACCTTCACGTCTTGGGAGCCAGAAGTCCTCGAGCATACTCATGTGCTTGCGATCATCACGGATTTCACCAGTTGCAGAATCGTATACAAGTTTGTTGCGGTAACGAGACATTACCTCTCTGAGATATTGTTCTGCCTTCATCTTAGGCAAGTTACCAACATCAATGTAGAAAATTCTACGTTCTGGTGCTCTTGAGAGTCTGTAAATAACCAGAGAATCTTCAATCATTCTCAACTGGTTTACCGACTTGATTGCTTTGTGGAGATGACTAATCACCATGTTGTGATTATGATCCATCAATCCAGAAGACACAAATGTTATTGCATCATGTGTAATTCTAATTCCTTTGTTTTGATCCGCTTTATACCCAGCAGGAAAATAGAGATAATACTCTAGAGTATCTCCATAATCAAATCTTGCAGTACCATTAAGAACAAATTGATTTTCTTTATTTCTTACTACTTCTCTGACTTTGCGAATCTTGAGGGCATCAATATATCTGAGTTCTTTGATACCTTCCTTAGGGTTTTCGAAATCAATTACTTTATGATAATGAAGTCTTCCATCAATATACCAACGACGAAAAATTTCATGTGATCTTCTATCGAAATCAATTAGTCTAAGTATATAATTAAACTCTTCTCTAATTGTTTTTTTAATTTTATCACTAACTTCCAAATTAGATAGTTCAATCTTGACTGGTGCAAAATCTAGATCACTACTAATAGATTCATTGATAATATCATCGATGGCATTATCGCACTCTGGGTGCAGAGCAATTTCCCTGTACTTACGAATTAATTCAAATTCGTTATTATTTTTGGGAATACCATCAATATCAATATACTGACCAAAATAGGCACCTGCCGCTACTACGGAGGTGCCATCATCGTTATTTGGAGGAGCGGGAGAAATCAGTTTTTCCTTTTTCTTACGCTCCTCAATTGAGAATCCAAATAGTTGGGACATAGTATAATTGTGGTTATATCAAATACTATTTATTACGATCCAACTGCTGTATCAAGGGAAGGTGTGGTTACTTCGTAGTAGTTGTATTGGAACTCTACGGTAAACTCTTCTACCTGATCATTCGACTCATATGAAAGATCGATTGCAGAAATAGCCGATGGCCACGAATCAAAGAATTTGTAGGCACGTACAACTTCCATTCCGTCTTCACCAAGAGCATTCATTTTGGTTGGATTCTTGCTTGGTGTTTGGTTGTCTCTGCTGAGTTGATATACTGTCATATCTACACAGTAGGAAACTGGATCTCCAGTTCCGTAACCAAGTTGAGAAACGTTCTCGGTGAGAGCGTTAACACCTCTTGACCAAGTTTCAAACGCCTTACGGAGTCTGAAATCTCCATCATTAACGACGGTTACTGACCATGGTTCAAAGGTTCTGTCTCCAGCAACCTTTAACATTCTTCCACGGAAAGGAACGTCGATTACACCAACAGTTGATGCAGGAAGTTGAGCAGTCTTTACAAGAAACTCAGCTTGACCAGTTAGATCCGTTGCAGAATCAATCTGATCGATATCAATGATGTTGGATAGGGTGGTTGGAAAATTTAATCTAACCATGAACAGATTAGGTCTTGCACCACCCTTAACAAGACGAGACTTAAATTCTGAAATACCTCTAGCCATTGTTTTTTTCTCCTAGGTTTTGTTAACGAAAATAATGAATTAGTTAATTAGTTCATTGAACGAAACGCCAGTTCTCGTTGCAACAAATGTGATTGTGATAAAGTTAATGCTTCTGGCAGGTTTGATGTAGATTTCAGCATTGAATTCATTACGATCAATTACGTCAGGAGTGTTATTTGAAGAGTCACAAACAACTAGGAAATCATAAATACCTCTTCTTCCTTGAACACCTCTGAGGTATGGTTCAACAGCAGCTTTGAAACCACTTCTGGTAATCTCGTCATTAATTTCAAATAGTTGGAACTTCGAGAATGAAGCAACGTTCTTCTCTAGTTCAATGAATAGTCTGCGAACATTGATTCTGTCGAATGCACTAGGAGAAGCAAGAGCAGTCTTGTCACCGAACAGAACAATACCTTGACCAGGGAATGCAACTACTGGGTTGACTCTATTTACATAGAGACGATCTCTTTCTGCTTGTTTTGGCGAGTATGCAAGTTTTTGTGCATTACGTAGATTTCCTCTATTATAACCAGCAGGTGAGAACCAAGTTTCTGCATTAATTGTGGTAGCAATACAGAGACCAGCAACGTCAGCAGCACAAGGAACATAACGATACTTATCGTTATACTTGTCGTAGATGTACTTATAACCAGAATCAAAGATTGCAAACGAAGAACTTGGTAGTGTCTTGAAGAATGAAATAATTAGATCAGTCTTTGCAGTGGAAGATTCTGAGTTAATTACGTCAGTTCTTCTTGGGGAAACAACTGCCATACAATCTCTTCTTGACTCTGCAATGTCAATAAGTCTTACTGCAGCAGTTTCGGAAATTGTACCAGGAACTAGGAAATCAATATCACCAAAAGTTTCTGGGTCTCTTACTAGATCGTAAGCAGCAACACATGCAGATCTTACACTTGTGATTGCAGCTGCAGTGTTGTAGTTGTAGTTTGCACCACCACCAAGTTTCCAAGACTTAACTGAACCAGTTGCATACTTGAACAACTTGAAGATCGAGTTAGCAGAAACAGCACCAGGATCAGCAGCAGTACCTTGATTCGTAAGAGTTAGGAGTTCTCCACCAGCAGCAATAGCGTCATCTCCTGCATAGATGTATGCAGAAAGATCTTCTAGAACTTTTTTGAAGAATGTTGATGAACCCTCAGTTGATCTTGCATCAGATGCCTTAGATGCATATGCTAGAGTTTCTAGAACGGTTCCAGGTGTACCCGAAACGTTACCATCGGTATCAACTACAACGATGTGGAATTCGTCAAACTTACCACCCTTTAAAGCAACTACTGGTGATGTACCAGGTTGTGGAGCAACTGCAACCCATCTTCTACCAGGAGCATATTCTAGTGAACCATATACGTCATCATTTATAACTGCAGTTACAGTTGCAATTGTCGCGCCAGCAGAATTCTTAAGAAGAGTATTTGCAGAAAGTCTCTTTGTGGTGTCCCATAGAGTTACTTCTAGGGTGTCGGGGGAAGTTACTTTAAATACATTACCCTTGTAATCAGTAGAACCTACAGTCCACTTAATAAATGAACCTACTGCAGGAAGTGGAGCACCTACTCCATCTACATCAACAGTAATATCAGTCGCACCACCATAAGCACCTGCTCTTGGTAGTGTTAGAGTTGCGTTGTCTGCATAACCAGAACCACCACTTGCAAGAGTTACAGTTGCAGCACCGTTACTAGCAATTACTACTGTGAAAGTTGCACCAGTTCCAGGTGATCCACCAGTTGCAGCGATTGTGTAAGTACCAGCAGTTCTGCCAGCAACTGCAGCGCCATTGGTTAATGCATCGAATGCGAGAACTTGTCCAGCTGCAGGAGTTACAGTAACTCTTTGGTCTGCGCCGTGGTCTACGATTGAAACGGAAATACCGTTGTTGTATGAACCAGCAGTTCTTGCAGCGAATAGGAATGGTTTTTGACCACTCTCTAGTGTTTGGAATTGATCCTTGTTACGAATAACAAGTGAAGCAGATGAAGTTAGATCTGCCCTGATGTTTGCATTATTCAAACCAAGGTTAACAGAACCTCCAGTTGGTCTGATTACAGCAGCAACACCGCCATACTGGATGATTGTATTTGCAGCAAACCATGATTCGTAGTTATAATCATTAGGTAGACCAAAAATTTCTACCAGTTCTCTCTCACTTGAAACATAGGTTACAACATCAGTTGGACCCTTTTGGGCATCAATAGCAACAACACCAATATTCTGATCAGCTACTTGAACTGTAGCTGTAAAATCAATTTCTTTGATAAGTACTCCAGGTGAAGCTAAAGCCATGTCTTATTACCTCTATGAGATTTTTTTCTCAAAACTATTTATTTATATTGATCTTTTGAGTGGGGAAACTATACATGAACAATTTACCAGTCAGGATATTCCCATACTTGTTTAGATTTGTATTTTTTACGTGTCAAAGTAATTCTATTAATTGTACATCTCTTACATTCATATGAATATGCAGAAGGAAATGCTCCTCTGTCTTTTCTTGTAAGATAAAATTCTTCTATCAGATCTTTCTCTTCTCCACAAGTTCTACATTTTCTACTGGAGAAAATTAAGTGCTCTAAAGAAAATTGATCTGATATATCCATTACCTATATTCCCACATATATTGCATATCTCCATATTCATCTATTTTCCACTGATCGCCTCTGGACACATTTTGCCAGACATCACCTTCATGATCAATAAAAGTTTCCTCATCATTAATGCCAGTTAAAATGAATCCAAAAGGAGCCATATCTTCTTCAATAGATTCTCTCTGATCTTCAAAGATTCTTTTTCTAATATCATCAGAAGTTAATTCTTTAAAATATGGTTGAACTGCTAACCAAGAGAAAATTACCAAGCACATAGCGAGGTCATCATTACATCCTTCTTCTGCTTCAAATGAATTATGTTTTTGAATAAACGTTGTAAGTTCTGCAATAATATCGTAGTCTGGAATGATTAATTTATCATCTTCGATCAATGCTTTAAGGTTTGAACAACCAGTCTTTTTAACTGTACTAGTCATTTTGAGACCTAATTGTGACTTGTGAGAGAATCCTTGACCTACGATCTGTCCTGCTCTACCACGCATCGCACACATTAAAATATTTTCATATTCAAGATCAAATTGTAAAATATCTGCAACTTGACCACCAATATCATTGACTTCTACGAGTACATACGCTTTGTTATAATTACGAGCAACTGTATCGATAATGTTAGGAAACAACAGGGGTTTGATCATATTGTTCTTATATTTTCCAACTATCTTATAAGGAATAGTTGTAATGTCATAAACAATAAAAGCAGAATAGTCGTTGTTAGTTCCTCGTGAAACGTCTACGGTAATTATATACTCGTGATCTTTTTGTGGAGATTCATAGATGTCAAGACCATTTCTCTTTTCGATGGGATCTTCATATACCATCGCTCTTAATTTTGCAGCAGAAATTAGAGTGTCAACAGATCCTAGGAAGTTACATTCAAATTCTTGTTCGAACTGTCGTTCAGACGTGTTAGCGATCGTCTGTGCCTTCCAGGCAGCGTCTCTACCAGGAACCTGACTCCAATGTACTTCTGTGGTTACATACTCGTTCTTACCCCTCTCAGCGTCGTGCCAGAGCTTGTAGAACATGTTCATCCCATTTGGGGTTGAAATGATAATAACCTTTGTAGATTTACCAGAAGAAATTGTAGGATATACAGAGGAGAAGAACTGTTCTGCGATATGGTTTGGAACGAACGCAAATTCGTCCAAGAAGATAATATTGAATGACATTCCTCGGACAGCAGAACTGGAGGTTGATGCTGCAAGGATCTTAGATCCATTATCCAGTTCTACGTTACCTTTGTTCCAAGAGAGAATACCATGTTGCATCCATTTAGGTAGATTTTCGTATGCAAGTTGTAAACGAGAAAGTAGTTCTCTAGAAGTGGATGCTTTATTTGCCAGAATACCAATATTTACATTCTGATTAAATATAATATAATGAAGCAGGTATGAAACCACAGTAGTAGATTTGCCAGTTTGTCTTGGTAGTTTTGCAATATTAAATCTATTGGTATGAAAACTACGTACCATATCCTCTTGAAAATCATACATGTTAAAAGGTACTAAACCTTCATCAAGAGAA